ACAGCATTGACTACACTGACCCAACTATCCAACAAGCAGTGAATATGCAAAACGAACAAGGTCAATTTATGACCAAACCAATCTGGCAGTTTGAAAAAGATTTACGCAAAGACCCACGCTGGCAGAAGACTTCAAACGCAAGAGCAAGCTACGACAACATAATGCTAAAAGTCCTCAAGGACTTTGGACTGATGGGATAACTAATGGCAACAGCAGAAGAAACTAGAAGAGCGGCAGCAGATGCCGTTACAGCCAAGCGTCGTGAATTAGAAGCACAAGGATTAACCCCTAAGCAGATTCAGGCTAATAAAGAACTGAAGTCACTACAGGAGAACTTAGAAAAAGCCAAAGCAGGTGTTGGCCTACTCACTACCCAAGAATCCTTACAAGCATTTAATAGAATTGAAGCACTTAAACAAACTGCTGAAAAGCGAGGCAGTACAACTCCTGCTGAAAGAGCAGAAAGAGAAAGACTGCAATCAGCATTAACTTTCATACCTCAAGCCGAAACCCAAACTGGTACTCCATCTGGTCCTTCAGGAGGAGGCGGAGGTGGTGGCGGTGGTGGCGGATTTGTTGATGTTGGCGGAATAGTTCCACAACCTACAGCCCCTACAGCACCAGCAGTAGATGAAAGAGCACTTAGAGGTGCTAGAGATTTTGCAAGACTTCTTGCTTCCGAATACGGTTTTGGTGATGATTTTTTTGCCACTATCGAATCATTAATTATTGAAGATTTATCTGAAGCCTCAATTATGTTGGCTCTTAGAGGCAGTGACGCTTACAAGAAAAGGTTTGCTGCCAATGCAACTAGAGTGTCTAAAGGACTTCCAGCACTGTCTGAGGCTGAGTATCTAAATATGGAAAAACTTTACCGAGATACTTTAAGAGAAGCAGGATTACCAAGCCAACTGTTTGATAATCAAGATGACTTCACTAACTACATTGCCAATGACATTTCGTACAATGAATTTCAAGGCAGAGTTTCTTTGGCTCAAAGAGCCTCTCAAGCAGCAGACCCTGCAATCAAGGCACAACTTAAAGAGCGTTACAATATTGACGAGTCAGGATTAGTGGCTTACTTCTTAAACCCTGAGAAGACTAAACCATTCCTACAACGACAATACAATGTGGCTCAAACAGCAGCAGCCTTACAGCAAGCAGGATTTGGCACTGCACAAGCAGAAGAACTCACTGGCTCTGTTCTAGGTGGAGCAACAGACACTACTTTGGATTACAAAGAACTAACTCAAGCTGCTCAGTCAGCAGGAGTTCTACGCCCACTGTCACAAGAAGTATTAGGTGGCGAAGGTGGTTCAGTGTCTGAGCAACAACTACTCAGAGGAGTAGTAGCAGGAGATGTTACTGCTCAAGTCCAACTTGAAAGAGAACAACGCCGTCGTTTGGCAGAGTTCCAAGCAGGAGGTGGCTATGCTGAAGGCCAGCAAGGAGTTACAGGCTTGAGGCGAGCAGCACGCTAAACTTACACTGACAGCCCTGCAATTATCCGAGTCCTAATTGTGGGGCTGTCACTATTTGTGCTACATTTATCTTATTGCCTCAAACGATTTCTACAGGAAGTCAGAGGTGGTTCCGCTTGAAGCGTAGTGACTTACCACTAGAGTCACTGAGAACCATAAATGAGTGAAGGTAGTAGCTCCTGGTAGGTCATCAGGTATCTATTACGAGCATTGCGCTCAAAAAAACAAATCAACTCGGGAAGACCCCACCACATTGTTGTTTGTCCGACAGTGTGCGATATGGAAAAGGACTGATACAAAATGACAACTCAATATGAAGAAAACGATCTTGACCAAGATTTTGAGGAGAACGAACCTCAGCAAGAGCGAGAGCCACAGTGGAGAAAGCAACTAGAGCGTAAAGCAAAAGAAGCAGACTCTGCCAAGGCAGAAGCAAATGCAGCAAAACGAGAACTCGCTCTACTCAAAGCAGGCATAGATTTGGATTCCCCAACAGGAAAGTTGTTTGCGAAAGCATACGACGGCGAAGCAACAGTAGAGGCTATTAAGGCATCTGCCACTGAGTTTGGGCTAATCGGACAGGCAACACCTGCACCCGAAGCACCTTCAGTGTCTAATGCAGAACTAGCGGCTCACTCAAGAATCGCATCCACCTCTGCTGGTGCAGACAGCGTGGGTCAATACGACGCACGAGATGCAATCAGTAGAGCAGAATCTGTAGATGAAGTTCTAAACATTCTACAGAAAGAGGGAGTTCCTCTCGACGACTCTCGGCCAGGACAGTTTTTCCGAATCTAACCGAAAGGAATAGTCCAGAATGGCTATTACAGAAATTGCGAATCTAAACATTTCGCAGACAGCGTATGAGAAGTTAATGTACTTCGCATTACGCCCAGAGCTTTACTATGACTCAGTTGTAGATGTACAGACAACTGATCTAACCAACCCAGGTGCAACTGTTAAGTTCACCATCATTGCTGATCTATCAGCAGCATCATCTCCACTAGGCGAAACAGGCACAGTGACTCCAGTTGCATTGGATGACTCACAAGTAACTGTAACCCTAGAGGAATACGGTAATGCTGTTCAGACTTCAGCCAAGTTGCGTGCAACTGCTTTCACAGCAGTGAATCCAATTGTTGCCAATGTAATTGGCTTCAACGCTGGTATCTCGATTGATGGTGTTGCTCGCAACGCTTTCCAGACAGGTACAAACGCAATCTTCGCAGGAACAGGTACTTCTCGTGCCAATGTTCTTTCAGGAGATACTCTTGCTGGTAACTCAGTTCGTCGTGCAGTAGCAAACCTACGCTCAAACAACGCTGGCACATTCAACGGAATGTACAAAGGATTCATCCATCCAGATGTTTCCTATGACTTCCGTGGTGCAACTGGTGGAACCAACTGGGCAGACCCACATGTCTATTCAGACCCATCAGGCATCTACAACGGTGTAATTGGTAACTTCCAAGGTGTTCAGTTCATTGAGACATCTCGTGCTCCGCTATTTGCGAACGCATCAGATGGTTCAGGAACTGCTGCCACTGGAACAATTGATGTTTACGGAACACTAATCATGGGCCGTCAAGCAGTTGCCAAGGCATTCTCAACTGGTGGAGGATATTCCTCAAACCCAGTGATGGTAGATGTACCAGTGACTGACGCTCTACGCCGTTTCGAAGGTATGGGCTGGAAGCACTTTGTTGGATACAGCATTCTTCGTGAAGATGCTATTTACCGTATTGAGTCTTCAAGCTCAATCGGAGCCAACTCCTAATAGCGTTTAATCGCTACACTGGTGGTGGGGTCAGCAATGGCTCCACCACCTCTTTATTAGAAGGACTTACAGTGGCAAAATCACCAGCGTGGCAACGCTCAGAGGGCAAGAACCCTAAAGGTGGATTGAACGCAAAAGGTCGTGCTTCTTACAAAGCACAAACTGGTGGCACATTAAAAGCCCCAGTGAAATCAGGCAACAATCCTCGTCGTGCATCTTTCTTAGCAAGAATGGGCAGTATGCCTGGACCAGAAAGAAAACCAAACGGAGAACCAACAAGACTTCTACTATCTCTACAAGCGTGGGGAGCAAGTAGCAAGGCTGATGCTAAAAAGAAAGCAGCAGCAATATCAAACAGAAACAAGAAAGGTAAGTAATATGCCAAAAGTAGGAAAAAAAGAATTCCCTTACACTGTAAAAGGTAAGGCTGCTGCTGCCACTGCTCGTAAAAAGCAAATGGCAAATGACAAAAAAATGAAATCTAAAAAAGGAATGTAGTGAAGAAGAAAGCATTTTGGGATACAAAGAACCCAAAGAAAACTTCTAAAACATTAACTCCTGCACAGAAAACTCAAGCCAAAGCAAGAGCCAAAGCAGCAGGTCGCCCTTATCCAAATCTAGTGGATAATGCAGCAGTATCAAGAAAGAAGAAATAATGCCATACAGCAAATACACACCAGCCCAAAAGCGTTTAGCGGCAGTGGCTGGCGATAAGAAAAAGATTACTGGAGCCGACCTAAAAAAATTAGGAAAGAAGAAGTAAATGCCTACATTTGAACCCCCTTACAGATCATTCGAACCTCCAACTCTCCCAGAGGACAGAGGTAGTTCACCAGCAAAGTTCTTTGCTAATGGTGTTCGTAAGGGGGTCA